CCGGCCTCGTTCACCTTGAACAGGACCGACTGCTTGCCGCGCAAGTTCTGCATGGCGGCGGAGCCCAGCGCCAGCTGTAGGTCAGCCTTGGAAGCACCATTGTCTTCCAGGATGCGCATCACGCCGGCGAAGTCGGACAGATCGCCAGCGGTACCGAACGGTGCGGTGCCGGCGGTACCGTAGGCGCGGGAAGCGCCGCGCTTCACGGCCAGGGCGATGTCTGCCTCGACGGCGTTCACCAGCTTGCGCATGCCGTCGACGAACTGGTCGGCCAGCACCTTGTTATAGGTGCCATTGGTACCGACAGCGCGCTGCTCTTCACCGGTCCAGCGAATCGGCGCAGCTTTGGACGAGCTGATGACCACGTCCGCATAGCCGACAGTGGTATCGCCAGAGCTTGCCGGGTTTGCGCCCGGGGTGATGTCTTCCAGTGCACCGGATTCGCCGATCGGCACGCGAACCGTTTGGCCAACCGCGGCGCGCTCGGCATTGCTGTCGCTGCGCACCGCAGGCACCAGCCCGACCATCTCGCGGGAGACGACGTTCAACGCTTCATACAACGTCGGGATGATGCCAGTCAGCGTGTTGGCACCGAGCACCAGGCCTTGTCGGGCCATGAAGTTGAACAGGCGGGCGTGCACGATGATGCCGACGGCCTTGGTGTACATCGGCACCTTGGCCAGCAGCGGGTCGACCATCGCGACCAGCGGAGCGAAGACGGTGGCCATCACAGCCAGCGCTGCGACGGCAATGGACCAGAACTTTTTCATGGGAGATTTCATGGAGTGGCTTTCAGGGTGGAAGGACTGCGATTAATCCGTGACAGTCGTTCCCTCTTTCATAGCGGACTGCTTGCCCACTGGATCGAGGGCGTCGAACTGCGCCCGGGTGATGGTTTTCTTTCCGCCTGCACCTTGGTTGCTCTGCCCGGCGCCGCCGCCCGATGCGCCAGTGCCCTTTAGGATCTGGTCCTTGTAGGGGTACTGGTCGACCAGCACTTCCAGTGCCTCGTCGAAGTCCGCCAGTTCGCCAGGACGGGCACGGCTGAAGATCTTCTGGCCGGCCTGGTCATAGGCGACGGTCTTGCCTTCCTCGATCTTGAACGCGGAGCCGAAGCGGGCCTGCACGAGATCCGCCGGGATGGCGAACTTGTCGGCGATGACCTTGCTGCGGCTGAAGCTGCCGCCGATCTTCTCGGAGTACAGCGCCTGCTCAAGGTCACCCGCCTTCTTGACGACCGGGGCGTACTTCTCCTCGACCGCCTTGATGGCTTCCGCCTTTACCTTCTCGACTTCGCCGGCATCCACCAGCTTCTTGTCGTCCAGGTTCTTGACCGTTTCCAGCGCCTTACGGGCGGCTGCGGGATCTGCGATGCCTTCGAAAGTTTTCAGCGAAGTCTCAGCTGCCTCGGCGCGCTCCCGGTGGGACTTGGCCTCAGCGTTGAGCCGGGTAATTGTCTGGACGGTGGCGGGAGCGTCGAATTCGATCTCCTTGCCGTCGTCGCCAACATAGACCGGCTTGCCGTTACGGATCACTGCGTTTCCATTGGCATCGAGTAGCAATTTCATAGTGCATTTCCTTCTGGCCATCCGGCCTCAGTGCGGTAGGACATCCGTCCCGTTGCGCTTCACGTCATCCAACGATCAGCAATGAAAAAGGCCCGCCGAAGCGAGCCTTTGAAAATGGGTGTTGCCGTTACGTTACTTCAATAATTTCAACTCCGGCAGCATGGAAACGATGATCCCTCGCCGCCAGCACTCGGCACATACATCCTTATTAAGAACAGTGCCGCCCTGCTTCCGTCCGTTCTTCACGATGGCGCCGGCCACCGTCGTCAGACTCACCCGGCAGCCGCAGCGATTACATTGCAGCATGCCGTCCGGACGGGGCATTCGCTTAATGCGCTGCCGGACGCGCTCTTTGGCGTCTGGTTCGGTCGGCGGGACAATTTTGAGGGGCATGCGCCGATTATAGGCCCGCCCGTTCAAACGCCGCCGCATCACGCTGCCGCATCTCATCCAACGTCAGATAGCGGCCCTTTTCATTGTAGAAACGGTCCAGATCCAGCCCGCCCTCGCGCATCAGCTTGCCCCGCGTCGGCCCGAGGATGTCGTCCTGCCGCTCCGCGCTCTGCTTTTTCAGCCAGGAACCGTAGGTCGTCTCGTCCGGCACCTGGCCGTCCATGCTGGCCCTGGTCGCCGGACTGAATTCCTCGATGTCGACGCCCGTCAGCTCCTTCCACGACTTTGTGATTGGAGTACTCGTCGACCGACAGCACCAGTGCAGCGCGCCGGGCCCCGCCAGCCAAGGCACCTTGTGTCCAATCGGCTGGTGCGTGACAGGCGTGTATCGGAGGCCATCGCGAATCCGGCACTCCTGTGTTGTCCGGCTGTCCAGTGTTGCGGTCCACTGCTCCGCCTTGATCAGGTCGCTGTTCGCCTCCAGGAACCTGTTGCGTGTGACCTGCGCCGTGTGGCTCACTGCTGTCCGAACAATCGATTCGGCATGGCGCCGGTCAATTTCGAGGATGCCGTCTTCGTAACCCCGTGCCCGGGTACCGCGGATCCGCTGGACGATCTGGCTGACCGACTGGTTCTCCACATAGCCGATCCGGACCGCGTCACGGATGCGCGCCATCCGGCCAGCCTCAATGGAACTGGCCCACTCTTTCAGCAGGCGCCCCTGGAACGGACGGGACATGGCGGCCGCGTAGACCTGCTCGATACCGACCGCGGCCACATCCACCTGCAGCAGAACCTGTGCCGGGATGACGGACCGGAAAAGCTGCATCTGGTAGCCGACCTCGTAGTCGACGAACTTCTGCAGCTCCTCGGTTAGCTGCTGCCCAACCTGCGCATAGGCTTGCACGTTCAGTTCACGCACGCTGTACAGCAGCTGCTCCAGGCGCTCGACCGTGAAGGACTCAGCCGGCAACCGCTCCAGCGCCTCGGTCAGCTGGGCGAACAGGTCCGGGTCCACCTTGTTCAGCAGCGCAATGATGCGCCGCACTACGTCATTGCTGTAGCGGCTCAGGTCAACCTGGTGGCCGATGTCGGCGTCGCGCAGCTGCTCGTTGACTGTTGCCATCGTCGCCCTACTTCAGCACACCGGTCGGCGGGCCCTGCGCGTCCAGCCTCTCGCGCTCGTCCGCCCAGGTCTTGTCTGGAGAGATCATGCCGCGGCGCTGCGCCTCCTCAAACTTGGTCTCGTCGCTGATGTTCATACCAGCGAGGATTTGCATAGAAGCCTCCGCCAAGGAGTGAGCGGCATAGTCGTCGAACAGGGTGACATGGCCGCCCTGCTTCTCGTTGACCCACTTCGCCATGATCTGCAGCGCCTGGTCGAGCGCGTCTTCCAGCCCCTTGGCGATACGCTGGAGAGCACACATGCCGACTGCGTTCTCGCTGGCCACCTGGGTGGCGGTGATCTTACCCGGCTGGAGAACGAGCAGCTCGGCGCCGGCCTGCCGCATCTCCTCTTTCAGGTCGTCCAGCGAGACCTTGCCGGCGTCGATGGCCTTGCCGGAGTGCTCGACATACTTCATGTCGGCGCCCTGCGGCAGGTCGACGGCGGCCGATGCGCCGACCGTCAGCTTGAACGGGATCTCAATACCGTCCTTGTCGTACTTCGCTTCGGCACCGATAACGCTCAGGATCGGCACGCGCGCGACGTGCAGGATGGTGTCCTGGTCGCTCTGACTCTGCCAATGCTTCACGTTCAGATGCGCCAGCTCGACCAGCGGCGGCTTGCCCATCATGAAGCCGATGCGCTGGCCGTAGACCGGCACGAATGGAATGATGTCCAACGTGGTGATGCCGCTTTCGTACAGTAGCCACTCGCTCTCTTTGCCCTTCTCCTTGCTCTTGCGGTAGGTTGCCCAAGAGCCGGGCTTCAGAACGCGGACCTGCTGCACTTCGACTGCGCCGAACTCACCGTCCTCGTCCTCGACGATCTCCACGAACCGCAGCAGAGTCAGCTTCCAGGAACCGTTTTCCCGCTTGGCGCGCCAGCCGAGCAGTTGCGTCGGGAAGATCTGCACCAGGTACGGCCGCAGGCCGGCCTTCTTCTCCGCTTCCTTCGTGATCACGCCACTGGCGTTGCGCTCGACCTTGCTGGCGTCCGGATAGTCCACCAGGATGCCGCCAAGGCCATGGCCCAGCGCCAGCTCCAGCATGTCAGCGCCGAACGCATCCAGATTCCGGCCTTGCAGGTCAGCGTCGTCGAGCCACGCCTTGATCTGGGCCGGGACGTCATCGCCGATGGTGACTGATTTGGAGAACGGCTTCCCAGTCAGCGTCTCAATCGTGCGCTTGTACGCCGGGAACAGCACCGCGGTGGCCAGCCGGCACTTGTATGCCTCGTCGGTTTCGTTCGGCCACTGCGGCAGGTAAGTCTTGCCGGCGGCGCGCATCGCCCGGGTGCCGCCCAGCAGTGCGCGCGCCAGCTCCCAGTCCGGCTCCATCGCCAGGACCGGCTTGGTTTTTGTGCTGACGTCGCTCATCAAAATTCCTGTGGTTTACATGCGCAGCGGCGCCACGCTCGAAACGCGCCGCTCGATTGGCCAGCGCTTCACGATGAAGTAGCCGGTTGCATCATTCGGGTGATCGTGGCCGGTGGTCTTGTCCGGCTCGCCGTTTTTGCCCCAGGCCTGCTGCTCCAGCGCCTCCGTGGTCACTGGGCACAGGTCCGTGTTGATCTTGAAGCGGCGCTCGCCCTTGTCGTTCAGGATCATCGCGTTGTAGGCGTTCACGCGATCCTTCACAGCTGGGTTGCTCGGGTTGACCTCGATCACAAAGCCGTTCTGCTTGAGAATGGAGAGGTCCGATTCACTGGCATTCTTAGAGGTTGTGTTCCCTCCCGAGGCGTCAGGGTAGATCCGCACCGGGTGCCCCTTGTCCTTAAATCGCTCCTTCAGCATGCGCGCCATCTCTGGGGTGTCGCGCACGCCGGTCAGCTCGGCAACTTGGCTGGGCAGCCCATCCCGCACCACGCTGATCGTCGCTGTCATATTCATGACGTTGAAGTCCATGCCAACGTGCAGCGGCTCGGCCGGCTGCATCTTGGCGTCGGTGTGGTTTAGCTTCCGGTCAAAGCCGGGATACACACTGCCGCTGGTCAGGTTGACGAACTTCCCACGTATGTAGGCTTCGATCAATTGCGGCGGATACGACTCCCGCAGCGACGGGATGTAATCCGCCGGCAGGTTCAGCTCGTTGTCGTATGTGCTGGCCTGAATCAGCCCGTACAGCTTGGCCAGCTCCGGCTTGTCCCGCACTGCCTTGACGAACTGCTGGTACACGAATTTGAAGCCCTCGGGCGTCGTCGTGACGTCAATCCCGTTCAAAAGGCCCGGCATGTTGTAGCGCATCCGGGCGATGATCTTGCGCCAAGCGGTGGTGGCCTTGACGATGTTCATCACGTCCAGCTCGTCGACCAGCGCGTGGCCGAT